GAAACAGGAAGACTAGCACTTGAGAAAGTTTTAGATGACAAAGGACAAATCGTTACTTTCCAAGCCGACAAGCTCATTATCCCAGTAGATCTAAGAAAAACAGCTCAAATCCTAACTCAATCAACATTGAGACCAGGAACAGCTAACAATGATGTAAACATTTTCGAGGGAGTATTTAAAATAGTTCCTTGGAGATACCTTACTTCATCTACAGCATGGTTCTTGCAGGATTCCAGCGAACATTTGTTAAACTTTTTCTGGAGGGTTAAACCCGAATTTAAGAGTGATTACAATTTTGACGCTGACGCAGCTCTATACAAAGTGAGAATAAGATTCTCAACTGGTTGGAGTGATTGGAGAGGTGTTTGGGGATCTAAAGGGGACGGTGCGGCTTTTTCGGACTAACGTATAAATTTTAGTCGGGGGGCTTCCATCGTGGAGGCCCTTCGTTGAAGGAGTAAAAAATGTCAACAAAGTTTGATTACCTTAACGCAATAGGTGCGTCAGCTCAGATTGGTACACAACTACCTACTGCTCCATATATATACTATGGAGTCTCATCTAACGATGTGGACTCAGTAATATGGAGAGGTGGGGAATTATATTACCACTCTGGACAGAGTAGGCTGTATATACAGACAGCTACATCAGGAACGACACCAGTGTGGAAAAGGATGTATGACACATTTGCAACCACTACTACTACAAGTACGAGTAGCTCAACAAGCACTTCAACAAGTACTTCGAGTACTACGACATCTGCTTAAAGGAGGATTATTATGGCTATATTATCTGAAACAACTAGAGTTAGAAACAGCACTGAAGTTACTATCTACAAATTGTTAAATGATTCATCAACCGTTGAAACAACCTCTACAGCAGTAGATGTCTTAGATGCTACGGGAATTACTTTATTAGTTGAAGCGGGGGAGGGTGTGTCTAGTGGAGTTGTAACCTTAGAAGGAGCCGCAACATCAGATTATTCTGGTACTTGGGCTTCTATAACTACAGCTACTACAAACGCTGCTTCAAAGACCTTCATCGCTACTACTGATATGGGGGATACCGCAAGTATTCCAGTCCCTTATGTAAGGGCAAGAGTATCAACAGTTATAGGTGGGGGTACGATAGATGTTTACTTAATTGTTAGGAGGGATTAAATTATGGGAGTTACAAAGATAAACAACCTTAATTCCATAGGTGCTTCGGCCCAGATAGGAACTCAGATTCCGACTGCTCCGTATATTTATTACGGAACAACAGCCAATGATGTGGATTCCACAACTTGGAGAGGCGGAGAAATGTACTACCTGACAACAGATAGTAGACTCTACGTTCAAACAGCAACATCTGGTACTACACCTGTATGGAAGAGAATGTACGATACATTTGCTACGACAACTTCTACAAGCACTAGTTCGTCAACTTCGAGTACAACATCAACAAGCACGTCTACGAGTACCTCAACAAGTACTTCGTCCAGCACAAGCTCATCGACCAGTACTTCGAGTACAACTACGTCGTAAGTAGAAAAAAGTGGTATAATGTACTAAAGATTGAAATTAAAATTTACTTATTAAAAGGAAATTAACATGGAAAAACAACTGCTCAAGATATCAGACCTTAACATGGCATCCGCCCTTCTTTGTGAGGGCTTAGATATTATAGGAATAGATGATAGAGATTCAAGAAGATTTTTCTTCTTTTTTGATAGAACCCCCACCTCGGAAGAAATAGTTAAAAAGTATTGGAATGGTCTACTTAGAGTAGATCCTAAAATGATGGGTGGTTATAGGCGTGAAATTTTAACAAGAATAAATCAAGGAGGTAATTTATGATAGTTTTAAAAAATATAAATGGTACTGCAAAAGTAGATACTACGTTTCGTGGCAGAAGGATAGTTATAAAGCCAAAGTGTTCCCATATATTAGAAGAAACGGAAGAGGGATTAGCTGAGGCTAATTTTCTAAAAAGTACATATGGATTCTTGCTTGATGTAACTGATTTAATAAAGCCTAAGGAGGTGGCAGATGAAGACAAAAAAACTATTCAACAACTCTAGTGTTGATGTAATTGATTATAGGATAGAGGAAGCCGAGATAGGAGAAGATGGCGGTGTCATAAGAACAAATGATACGAGGGGATATAAACCTACTGGTAGAACTTTAGAATGGACTATAAAGGCTGGAGAAAAGTTAGAGTTTCCAGAATATGTAGCAAACTATCTTATGAGTATCTTTGGATTCCTGGAAGAGTATAAAGTTGAGAAATTGCCCGAAAAAGAAAAAGAACCAGAAGTAGCACCAGAAGACTTTGTTGGTTTTAAGTGCAAATTCTGCGGAAAAGTTTACGATAAAAAGAGGGCACTTTCTATGCATATGGGGACTACTCATGCAGACGAACTCGCCAATCTCTGATTATTTAGTTGAAGAGCCTGAAAAAGAAGTAGGTGTTGCTGTACCAAAAGTATCTGACTATAGGGAAAGGTTCAAGAAAAAAGCTCTGACTATAGACGATTTAAGACCGCCTAAGAGACACAACCCAATAGATAAAGAACCGAGATACTCCGAAGACGATATACTTCTTGGCCCAGGCGTTGAGGAGGACTGGCTATGAGATGCGGTATTTTAACTACGTTTTCTTCATTTTCTCCCGAATATAGTTTAACGACTGTTGTACAATCTCAGCTAAGAATGTTAGTTAAATATGGGTATAACCCTGTTTTATTTGTTCTTAACATTTTTAAGGACGATGATAAAGTTCCAGAGGGTGTTGAGATTAGAAAAATAGTTCCTCAACTTCTCTTAGAGCCATACGGACAGCATAATCTTGATAATCTTGATTCAGATGTAGAGAAGGCAAAAACAGCCTTTGAGGAGAATATGCAGGACATAGATGTAATGCTTTGCCACGACATCATATTCATCAATTCCTATCTTCCTTATAATATTGCACTACGTCAGGCAATAGATACAAAACTTGGAAATGTTAAGTGGCTACATTGGATGCACTCAGGCCCATCATTCGCTACTTTAGACGGCTCTGTATGGGATAACCTTTACACACTGCCTAAAAACTCACGCCTGATTTACATGAACTACACAGACCAGATTAGGGCTGCCGAGATGTACCACACAATGCCTTCAAATGTTAGGACTGTATTTAATGCAATGGACATTAGAGATTTATACGATTTTCACCCACTTAGCAGGGAATTATCAGATGCCTATGATTTGATGAGTGCAGACATTGTTGTTTCCTACCCACTCTCATCAACCAGAATGGATACAGCAGGTAAGCAGTTAAGCAAGGCCATAAGGGTTGTAGCTGAAATCAAGAAAAGAGGTAAGTCGGTAAGATTTATAGTTCCTAATGCTCATGCTAACGGACAGAGAGAAAAAGACAAGATAGAGGAAATGTATCAACTGGCTCAGGAACACGGACTTGAAAGAAGAGAACTTATTTTCACTTCTATGTATGATAAACCAAAGTGGGAACATGGAGTTCCTCATGAGGTCGTGAGAGATATGTTTACACTATCAAATGTGTTTATCTTTCCTTCCTATTCAGAGAACTGCCCCTTGGTTTTATTAGAGGCTATGGCAGGTACTAACGTTCTTGTATTGAATCAGGACTTCCCAGCGTTTAAGGACTTCGGTGGTAATGACGCACTATACTTTAGATTCAGTTCAACAGTAGCACCTAACCCAGAGTTCCCTAATGGGATAGACAATTATTACAGAGATGTAGCAATTTTAGTTCTTAATGAATTGGAACAAAACAAAGCTGTTAAGGCTCAAACCAGACTGCGAAAGGACTTTAATATTGACGCAATTTGGAAAAATCAGCTTGAAATGGCGATAAAAGAAATAACAAATGGAAATTGAAAATAAAAACAGAGATCAGAACTATTCGTGGTTAGACAGAGACATTAAAAGATTTAAGGAAGTTGGTTTTATCATCCCCAAGATTCAGTTAGATTTATACAAGAGTATATCAGAGTATTGGGTATCTGGTAAGACAGTAATTGATATTGGTTGTTCTATAGGAGTGGGGGCAAACATTCTCTCTCACCGAGCAAGACACGTTTGGGGAGTA